GATTGCTCCAGTATTTATTGCGAAGATAGACGAAGCGAAGAACCATTATGATGTCAGAAGCACATACTCAAAAGAGTGTGGAAATGCTTTGGCTCAAGTTATGGACAAGCACGTTTATCAACAACTAATCAATGCTTCACGAACGGCAGCAGCAGCTCCACAATCAATAGGTGTTCAACTTACTGATGCGGACTTTGTTACTAGTGGAACATCAGCAGCAGCAACTATATTTTCTGCAGCCCAAAAAATGGACGAAAACAATATACCTGAAAACGATAGGTATATAGCAGTAAATCCAGAAACATATTATAACTTGGTACAAACTACTAATGTTATAAATAGAGACTGGGGTGGAAAAGGTGCTTACGCTGAAGGTGAAGTATTAAAAGTAGCAGGAGTAAGTATTGTTAAAACTAACAACTTACCTTCAACTAACATTACATCTGGAGTATTAGATGGTTCTGATGGGACGTTGGGGGGAGATTATTCTCCGACAGTTGGCGTAGCTTGGCACAAATCAGCAGCAGGAACGGTAAAATTACTCGACCTATCTGTTGAGATGGAATACGATGTGCGTAGACAAGGAACTTTACTTGTAGCGAAATATGCTATGGGGCACGGGGTTCTTCGTCCTGACGCAGCTTGGGAAATTAGAACAGCGTAATTTTATATTACTTTGTTCTTACAAAATCAGAGGGCGGCAGCGGGAGACTTAAACCGCCCTTTGGTGCAACTTTAGAAATTAATTAAAATTATGGCAACAGTAACTACAAAACTAGAAGCAGTTAACACTATGATGACTTCGATTGGAGAAACTCCAGTCAACAGCATAACTTCCTCAACAACAACTGATGTTTCAATAGCAATACAAATTCTTGACAATGTAAGTCGAGAAGTACAAAGCGTTGGTTGGCATTTCAATACAGATACCAGATATAAACTCACTCCCAATTCTTCAAATCAAATAGAACTAGCAGCAAACATATTACGCATAGATACTTCAGGAGCTAGTGCATCTAAAGACTATGTAGAACGTGCTAGAAAATTCTGGGATAGAACAAATCATACTTATACAATTACTGATGCAACAGTAGAAACTGATATAGTTTGGTATTTAGAATTTACAGAAATACCTGAAGCAGCTCGAAGATATATTACAATTAGAGCTTCAAGAATTTTTCAAGACAGAATGTTGGCTTCTGATACTTTACATAAATTTCATCAAGTTGATGAAGTACAGGCTTTAGCTGTATTGAAAGAAAGTGAAGGAGATACTAGAGATCATAGTATCTTTGATAACTATAGTGTTTATAGTGTTACAGACAGAGATAATTATCAACCCAATAAGTCAACACTTGATTAATGAATAATGGCAAGATTAGTAAGTTCATCAATACAAAATCTACTCAACGGGGTGTCCCAACAGCCCGATACAGTAAGACTTCCTAACCAAGCTGCTACTCAAGAAAATGGGTTATCAGATGTGGTATTTGGACTTGGGAAACGACCTTCAACAGAGCACGTAGCAAAATTAAGTGCAGCTACCGATACTAATGTTAAAGTACACTTAATAAATAGAGATAGTGTTGAACAATATGTTGTATTAATTACGAATGGTGGACTTAAAGTTTATACATTAGGTGGTGTTGAAAAAACAGTAGTAGCACCTTCGGGTTTAAGTTATTTAACTACAACAACTCCTAATACTGATATTAACTGCATTACCGTAGCTGATTATACGTTTATGGTTAATAAAGGAACAACTATTGCAAAATCAGGATCAACAGCAGCTTCTCGACCTGCTGAAGCAATATTTTATGTAAAAAATGGCCAGTATAAAACTACCTATGAAATTAAAATAGATGGTTCTACACAGGCAAGTTATCAAACTTTAGATAATTCTAGTGCTGGAAATGCAAGTAGTATTACTACTGATAATATTGCAACAGAATTATATAATGATTTAGTTGCTGCTCTTACAGGTTATACGATTGAAAGAGATGGTTCTATTATTTATTTATCAAAGACTTCTGGAACATTTACAGCAGGGGTTACAGATGGTTTAGGGGGAGATGGTTTAATTCAATTAAAAGATAAAACTCAAAACTTTTCTGATTTACCCTATAAAGGAAGAACAGATTTTTTAATAGAAATAACTGGAGATGGTGGAACTGAATTTGATAATTATTTTGTTAAATGGGACGGTTCAGCTTGGGTTGAAACAGTTAAAGGTGGTTTAGACAATTCTTTCGATCCAACAACAATGCCGTTTGTTCTTATCCGAACAAGTGATGGTAATTTTCGTTTTACTCCTTGTGATGGTGGTACATATACAATCGGTGGAACTTCTTATGATGATCCTGAATGGGGAGATAGAGCTGTCGGTGATATAGTAACTAATCCTGATCCATCTTTCATTGGAACAAAGATAAATGATATTTTCTTTTATAGAAATAGGTTAGGATTTTGTGCAGATGAAAATGTAGTCTTTTCTAAAGCTGGAGAATTTTTTGACTTTTATTATACTACGGTTACTACAACTCAAGATGATGATCCTGTAGATATTTCTGTAAGTCATAATAAAGTTTCTATATTAAAATATGGTGTACCTTTTAATGAAGAATTAATATTATTTTCAGATCAATCACAGTTTATATTAAAGCCTGAAGAAACACTTACAGCTAAAACAGTTTCAATTAATCAAGCAACTGAATATGAAATATCAGATACGGCCAAACCCTTTGGGATAGGTCAAAATATTTATTTTGGATTTACTAGGGGTTCTTTTTCAGGTGTTAAAGAATATTATGTTTCTAGTGATACAGAAGTAAAAGACGCAACAGATACAACAATTAATCTTCCTAGATATATAACAGGTAATATATTCTCCCTTAAAGGTTCTTCTACGGAAAATACTTTATTTGCTTTATCTGATGAGAATAGAAATCAACTATATGTTTACAAATTTTATTTTGATGCAAATCAAAAGGCGTTACAGAGAAGTTGGTCTACTTATATTTTAGATACTTCTGATGTTATATTAGATATAGATACAATTCAAAACTTTGCTTGGCTTGTAATTAAAAGAGATGATGGTACATATTTAGAAAAAATGAATATGAAATCCAATGAAGCTGAAACGAATTTAAATTTTCCAATTTTATTAGATAGAAAAACAACTGCAACTGGTGTTTATGATAGTGGTACTGATTTAACAACTTGGACAATGCCTTACCCTGACAAAACCTTTGCAACTTGCACAATAACAGTTTCAGATGCGGCAAATATTGCAGTAGGTAGTACCATAACAATTACAGATAATGCAGGTGTATCTACAACTATGACGGCTACAAATAGTGACCCTGCTCCAGCTTTAGAATTTTCAGTTGGGGGTTCAAGAACGAATGATGATGTAGCAGATAATATTGCTGTAGGAAGTGGTGGAGTTCTTGGTATTAATGCTTTAGCGGGATATTCAGCTCCAAATCCTGCGGGTGGAACACCCGTTATTACAGTTACAAGAGCAGTAGCTGGTGGAAATAATTTAACTGTAACTTCTTCTGATACTACAAGATTAGCTGTTACCAACTTTACAGGAGGAACAGGAGTTATGGAAGTAGTTTATAATGGTTCTTGGCCTGTAACTCAAAAAGGTAGAAATGTTACCATTACACAAGCGAGTAATACGAGTATTACAGCGTTAGGAGATCACTCGGCTTATCCTTGTTTTCTTGGTAGAAAATATAATTTTAAATATGAGTTTTCTAAATTTTATACTAGAGAACAAAAGGCAACAGGAACTTCAACAACAATTAATACAGGTAGATTACAACTTAAACATATTGGTTTAATCTTTGGAGATACAGGTTACTTTGAAGTAACAGTAGCTCCTAAAGCTAGAACTTCTGGTGTGTATAAATTTACAGGACAAATATTAGGTTCGAGTAGTTTTGTTTTAGGAACACCAAGTTTAGATAGTGGGGATTTAAAAGTTCCTATTCAATGTAGAAATCAAGATGTAACTATTGATATACAAAATAATACTTATCTTCCTTGTAACTTCTTGTCGGCAGAGTGGACTGGGATTTTCTCCATTTTATCAGCAAGAATGATTGCTTGATGATTCTCGAAAGAGACAGCATAGAATCTGATTGTGAAGAATTAGCTAAACATTTAAGAAAGCCTGATTTTGATGAAGTTGTTACAGTTACTAAAGAAGCTCCTTTAAAACCCATTGTAAGAGGTTTTAGAGCAGCTACTTACTGTAAATCTGTATTAAATAATGGAAATATGATTATGATGTATGGCGTGTGTCCTACGTTATATCATAAAGTAGGTTCTCCTTTTTTATTAGGAACAGATCGCTTTTTAGAAGTTAAATTTCCTTTTGCTCGACAATGTAAAAGTAGAGTAGAAGAAATGCAGAAACAATATCCTATACTTTGGAATTTTATAGATAGCCGTAATACGGTTCATCTACGATGGATTAAATGGTGTGGGTTTAAATTAATTAACAAGAAATATATAGATAAAATTAAATTTTATGAATTTATAAGAATAAAAAAATATGTGTAATCCTTATGCTTATGCGGCTCTCCAGTTTGGACAGCAGTATTTTCAATACCAAGCTGACAAAGCCTATGCGGCTGACGTTAACGCAAAAACTCAAGCAGCAGCAGTTAGAACAAGAGATGAGGCTATTTATAAGGATATATCATTACAAAAGAAAAAAGGTGTTGAATACGATATAAGTGCTGCCGATAAGTTTAAATTATCTTTAGAAGCTAAAGAAAAACGTGGAAAAGTAAAAGTTCAATTATATGAACGTGGCGTACAAGGTAATATGTTTGCTACTTTAATCGGTGATATAGATAGATCAGAAGGTAGGGGATTTAATCTTATTGATGAAAACTATGAAAATACAATTAGAAGTATTGAAGATCATAGATTAGCTTGGAACAGACAATTTACTAATCAAATTTTAAGTATGCCTCAAAAGGGTTATCCTTCAATTGGATCTTATCTTTTAACTGCTGGTGTTAATTCAAGTGCTGGTTTTATGACAGCAACAGCACCCTCTACTCCAAACGCATCAACACAAGGACATTACTTGTTTGGGCATACATAGGATTTAAATGGCAGCAATAGATACAAAATTAGATTTAAGCAAAACTACTATTAAAAGTTTTACCGAAGCTCCATCAGTTAGTGTTTCTCGTAGTCAAACGGAAAAGGGTAGTAAAGCGGAATCTTTAGCTAAAGCATTAAGAGATATTAGTCCTGTACTACTTCAATGGAGTAATAAATATAGTAAAGAAAAATCTACTGAAGAAACATTAGAAGGTGCTAACGCTATTAATGGTATGACACTTAATGATGCACGTGCAGCTCATAAAGCAGGTTTTCCTGACATTGAAAATCCGTGGGCTAGATATGGTGCTTATAAACAATATGCTATTAATGCTGCTGATAACTTTCAAATGGAATTTCAAAAAAGTTATATAGCTAATCAAGGTGATAAAAATTATAATTGGGAAACAGATTTCAATGAAAGAACTTCATCATTTTTAACAGGTAAAGAAGATGATGTTTATTTCCAAAGTGCTTTTAATGCAATAAACTCAACTACTCGTAGTTGGATTAATAAAAAAGAAGTCGAAAGACAATCAGCGTTTTTAACTGAAAGAGTAACAAATGATACTTCTTTTCAAGTTAAAACAATTCCTGATAGAGTTAAGACGAGACTAGAAGTTGATTTTCTTGAGAATTGGTCATTACCTCACGATTTTGATGATGCAAGTTATTTTCAAGCACAAAATGAATTTTTTAAAAAGAATTTTGAAAAGTATTGGGACGAAGAATTAGATTTAATTAAAACCAATTTAAATCCTGCATTAACTTTATCTGATTTAGATTCTATTATTTTGGATCAGGGAGAAGCTCACCTTGCAGTTGATGGTCGTTTTGCTTCTTTCTATGCAAAGATGATTACAGAAGAAAGACCTGACGGTACACCTGCTATTATTGATAATCCAAAATATGTTGCAAGAGCAAAGAATTTATTAACTGAAATTAAATTGATGGATAATCTTAATAAATTTGAAACAAATTTTAAGTTAGGAAATGTAAGTAGTTATAATACCAAAGAATTTAATAAAAATGCTAATTCTATGTTAAAGCAAAAAATTAAGTTTTATAAAGCATCAGAAGGACTTGATGATAATCAGGCTTTTTCAAGAGCTGTTTTAGAGTTAGTACCAGCGATGAAAGTAAATGCACCTATTCGATATGTTCAAGAGATATTAAGTAGACCGATTGGTCGTGAAATTACTAGAGATAATAGGTTAGCATTAGAACTTGCAGTTCTTCTCCATAAAGAAGGATTGTTTGGTACGTATTTTGATGAGAATAATAAAAATTCTGTACTATGGAGTATTGCAGTTAATAAATATAACGCTGCTGAAATGCCAAATGCAGATTCAATATTAAAAGAGTTGGGAGATTATCAAGGAAACTTTACAAAGCAGGATTATGCAACTTTAATTTCTGAAGATAAAAAAGAATTTGTAAGTAAATTTAGTGATCTTGCGATGAACAAACCTAAAAATAGAGCAGTCATTTATTCAATGGCAGAATATTTTAAAAATATCGTACCTGATACTTGGTCTGAAGAATTAGAAAGTTGGGTTGAGAAAAACTATGAGGTATTTAATGAAACTTTATATAGTAAGAATAAACTTCAACTACTAGGAATTACAGCCGATAAATTTGATTATTCTAAAGCTGTTGTTGCAGAATTATTAATAGAGAAGTTGGATCTTGCTGGTAATATTGAAGATGATAATTTAACAGATATTTTTATGGAAGATATGGCTGTTACAGGCTACCGAGAAGTTGGTAAAGAACTTAAAAAAATACCTAGCGATAAATTAACACTTATTATGGATAATTATGAGTTAATTATTAATGCCGAAGATGGCGAGTTATCTTTAGGAATTGAAGGAGATGTAAATTATAAACTTCCAGCAACTTTTACTAAAGATGGAAATACATATTGGTTAACTATTCCTGTTGAAGAATTTAAAGCTAGACTTATGAAAAAAGATGAAGAATACAGATTAATGAAAATACAAGAAGCAGAAGAAAAGAATCTTCAACATTTAGAAGATTTAGACAAACCTATTGTTTGGGGAGAAGGTGGAGCTTAATAAATGGCAAATAAAATAAATTGGGATTTTATAAGTGAATTAGAAGGAGCTGCTATTAAAGTTGGTTATGTTCCTGATGCTGATTCTAGTCAATCAGGTGTAACGATTGGAACTGGGTTTGATCTAGGTTCTAAAGATGAAGATTTTATGACAAGTATTGGTGTATCTTCGAGTATAACTGAAAAACTTAAACCTTTCTTTAAGTTAAAAGGTGCAGAGGCAGCGGAGGTAGCAAATAAATTACAATTAGATGATAGCGAAGTAAAAGAATTAGATCAAGCATCTAAAAATTATTATGCAAATAAGATCATAGAAAAATACGAACACGATAGTGGGAAGTCTTTTGATGATTTATCTTCTGAACAACAAACAGTAATTACTTCTGTTGGTTTTCAATACGGTAGTTTTGAAAGAACTCCCTCATTTTGGGCAGCAGTAACGAGTGGAGATTGGGAAGGTGTTGAAAAAGAATTAAGAAACTTTGGAGATAACTATTCTAAAAGAAGAATTAAAGAAGCTGATCTTTTAGGTAAAAAAAAAGTTGAAGCCTTATTTAAAGTAGAACCAGAAAAAGAAGAACCGTTTAAATATAATCCTATTAAAAATTTATGGAATCCCGTAGATCAGGGTGGAGAATTATATTTAGATAGAGTATTTCATACTTACCAAAATTGGACAGATAAAAGAGAATCTCCAAGTTTAGGCGAGGGGTGGTCAGCAGCTTGGAGAGATAATTGGATTATACCTGCTGTTGCTAGAATGGTAACTACTCCTTCATTTCAACCTGAAGATGGTTGGAGTATTGCTAGTGATAAAGAGTATGTCCAAGCAGCTTGGAAAGATAATAATATAAATCCTGATTTTTATAATGAATTTGCAGGGGTAGTATCAAGAGCACATTTTGATTTTACAATGCAACGAGTTATTAAACATCAGAAGAATAGAGAAATTTTAGATCGAATGGGTTGGACGGGGACGGCTCTTGAAATAGGAGCTTTTATACTTGATCCTGTTACTTGGCTTGGGTATGGAGCTGCGGCAAAATTAGTTAAACCTATTCAAATGGCTACGACTTTAACGAGAACTCAAAAGTTTGTAAGATCAGGTTTAATTTATGGTGGAACAGAAGCAACTCTTATTTCTCCCGTTGTTGCCGATAATCCAACTTATGGTACTGGACATATTATAATTGCTCTAGCTTTGGGTGGCACTCTTGGAGGAGGAATTACAGCTCTTACCTCTAAAAACCTTAATAATATAGCTAAAGCTGAAATGATTTTAGAAGCTGAAGAACAAGGGCTTAAGCTAACAAAAAAAGGTGAAAAAGTATTAGATACAAAGAAAATTAAAAAACCTTTTAATAATAATGATTTAAATGCAACACAAGATATTACTTCAGATGTTGGAATTATAGCGGATATTAAACTTGCATTTGGCCGTTTAAGAGATTTACCTTTTGCTTTTGCTATGCCGTGGAATAGATCGGGAGCATTAGGAACAAGTGAAAGTGAATTAGTTAG